GGCATCATCTGCCTCTACGCCTTCTGGGTTTGCATAACCGTCTTTGGGTGCGCCTTTGAATCCACCAAATTTTTTTTCTAATTCGGTATAGGCTTTCGCCTGTTCGGACACGGACTTGTACTTGTCAGCAATATACCACTCAGGTACATCGCCACTTCCTTTAATACCGTCAGACAGGAAGTATTCACCCTCTGACAGGGTAGGGGCTGATGCGTCAAGCAGGGTATCGCTGGTTGTTTCTTCTACTGCGGCCTGTTCTTCACTCATGTTTATCTCCAAGGGAATTCAATGATCGCCCGGCTTTTGTCAACCGGGTAATGTTTATTAAGAATCTCAGTTAACTTACGCTTTCCATTCAACAACGCTAAAGCGTTAACGTCAATCCACTCAACGTGCTTTCCTTCTTTGTAGCATCGAAACGCACAGAACTTTGCGACATAATCAAACTGGTCAAACTTGTATTGTTCTGCAAGTTTATCCAGCCACTTCATGTCAAAACCTTTTTCATCAAGAAATTTCTTCCCACTTTCAGCCACAAGAACTTTTGCGGTAGCCTTTACGGCCCGTTTCTTAGCTTCTTTAGTCATAGTATTTCTGCTTGTTGTATTTGGTTGATTACAAATTTGATAACGCCAGCCTCACCATTATGATATGCAGCCTCATAATTGATGTTGTCAGACGCAAAAGAGGTATCGTTATTATAGATAAAACGCGCAGTAAGATCGGATAACACGCGCTTGCCTTCCTCACTACCAAAGCATCTGTTGTATGCCTTAGCCAGTTCAGCAGCTTGCGCTCTTTTCTCAGCGTTATGTTTTGAAGAAGCCCCAGAATCTACTGAGGCTTTTTCGATTTCATCCCAACTCATACTTGAGTTTGACCCTGCATTGGTGGCTCACTAGTGTTCATACCCGCCTGAGCAGCTTGCGCTCCCGCTTGAATAATCTGTTCTTTCTCAAGTGGTGATCTAACTAACTCTGCTGGCATACCTGACTTCTCAGCAACCCAAGTACCAAAGTCTTCTAACTTAAATCCAATCTTGGCCTGGTCAGGCCCGGCATTCTGCAATACAAACTGAACAGCCTGTTGGACATTTAGAATATCTTCAGCATCTTGCGCCCTTGCTAGTGGCGATGTGAATTTAATTTCAATGTCTTGACCATCTAACTGAAGAGGTTGTATTAACCCTCTACGCGTTAAGATAGCAGCAACACGCTTAATAATAGGTACTAATACCTCAGTTTGCAAACGACCAAACGCAGAACCAATACGTTTAGCTAGTTCTCTGGACTCTATAGCAACCTCAGTAGCGGATCGTACAGCCCCGGTAGGGTCGCGTAGATCATTAAACAGCGCCTTCTTAATAGACTTCTGTAGTTCATTAATCTCAAACTGCGCTAGGGCTAGGTTACTACCTGTATCCAAACGCTGCAAAGATGGGTTAGAACTGTTGTTAGAGCCTACGGGGATAACTACACCAGGGCTAATAGAGATATTGTATGGGTTAGTCACGCCATCATCGGTAGCTGTATACATACCAGCTAAGTCGATAGCAGCTTTCTGCAATACAAACTCTTTAGCTTTGTTCAGAGATCGGACATCAGGCAGTGCTTGTAGGGCTGGGCCACGACCTCGTATCTCACCAGATACTTTAGAGTAGCGACCAGTCACCCACGGGCTAGTTTTACCAAAGTCTTCCATCCAGCTAATGCGGTCTTCTTTCTTGACCCACAAACAACCGTAGTAAGTCCTAGACTTAGGCATATATACGACACCTTCGCAGACATCTACCTCACTCTCCGGGTTGTTCTTGATCTTATTCTTGATAGTCTCAGAAGCCTCAAACCCTATCCACTTTCTTTCCAAGTCTCTGGCTTTTACTTTAAATCTACGCCAATGCGTTTCAACACTACCGTATGGGCCTTCTTCAAATGCGATACCTTTCTGGGGGATAGCAGTGAAGATGATAGGCATCTCGTCACTATCGTCCTCATCAATCCTTAAAGTACCAGTACCAATGAGTAGATCAAGCGCATGCTCATAGAACTGCGTACCAAAATTGGAACGATTGATGTAATCAAAGATAACTTCAGCTTGGTCTTCTAGGTTCTTGCGTATATCGACTTCCGATACATTAAAGTCACCTGTCTCTAACAGGCGTTTAACCTTGATAGATGGTTCTAGCGTAGCCCAGTGCGACCATATAGGGGCAATGTTTTCTTGCAGCTTACTAGCACCTTGTTGAATAGCCTCCAAAGCAGTAGAGTCAAAGATGCGCTCCATCTTCTTTTGTCCTGGACGGCTATCTTCGAACAGATTTCTGTTAGGCAAAAAGTATTCATACGCATCATCTAACTGGTCATACCACATAGATTGACGTTCAAATGCTTTTGCCTCCCTGCGTTTTAGATCAGCGAGTGATCCTAACTCTGAAGGTAATTTCATTTATCTATCCCTGGCTTTCATGCTTGAACTGGGTGTGTATGACTTCTTTTTAACAGGTGTTTTTGCCTTAGCTGCTGGGGCTTTAGTTTTACCAGTGCCAGCTAACAGAGATGAAGCACCTAGCTTGCCTCTAGCTACAGCCTTGAGTCTTTTCTCACCCTCGGCAATCTCTTCATCAATCATCCGTGACTGTCTTTGATCTACAGCTAGTTCTTGTGCTGTTGGCTTAGGGGCTTTAGGTCTTTTCATGAATCCCATTGTGTTTCTCCAAATACTTTAATAGTTGATAGGGGGTTAAGATAAATGGGTTGTTAATCCCCAATATCTGCTTGGTATGTCCAACACAGGTATTGAGCATAAACAAAGACCTCTTCCCTGCTTTTGGCTCATAACTGCGAATCATATAGTTACTGTCGATTATACTCTTTTCGTCAGTTGTTGTGAATAAATCAAAACCTTCACGATTTTTCCCGAAGACAATGTATTTACCGCCTGATGGTTTGATAACATAGCAGTGTCGGCATTCTTTCTTTAGCCAGGGACTCCACCAATTAACTGCATCATCTTCAAATACCACATATACCTTAGAAGACACTAAAATTTACCTTCGCTGTAACGGGCTTTGTGAAGTTTCCAGAGGCTCTTAGTGCTGACCTACCTTCTCCTTCTCCTTGTAATGCGTACTCCAATGCTTCTACCGGGTGAGAGTATTCATTCTTATCCGGTTCATCAGTGTATCTTTCTCCAGATGTCTGGACTCGACGGTAACAGAAGCCACCCTGTAACCCCTTGCGTATCATCGAGGCTTTAGGGAGAACGGTGAATCTAGGTTTACCATCCATGCACATCTCTTTCATAGGGACTTCTAGTGCAGCCCTACGCTTTAGTGGATCGTTTGATTGTGTGGGTTGGCAAGGGATGCCAGCCGCCCGCATAATTTGGAACGGTGTGTCTGAGTTGGACTGATTTTTGTTCTGTCCACTAGGATCACCCCAGCCTTTAAATTCATGTTCAGGATACACTTCCTCAATATAACGCTTGAGTGTCGGAGCAAAATCCACTGCACCTGAATCGGTAAGTACCATCTCATCAAAACACACCCACCTTCCAATAGACGTTCTCTGTAGGAACGCACACGCTGGAGTTCTACCAAAGTCAAAGCCCAGGACGATAGGAAAGTCCTTGGACGGTTTAAAGTCTAAGTGCTGACAGTGTACTGAATCAGTATACATGGGATGGACAGGCTTGCCGTTAGACACGAAGCCGTACTCATTTGCTAAGTTAACCTTGATCCAGTCGTTAGTCTTGCCGTTTAGACCGCGTTTATAGTACCCATCTGGCAGGTTAATAAGATTCTCAGCATCTTCATTGATCTTCCAGTCCTCACCATCTTTAAACACGCCACCGGGTTGCCTAAAAAATGACCAATCCTCCGGGCGTTCAATCTCTGCTAGTTTAAAATACCAGTGATCTTCATCAGGGGCGTTGCTATCACCAATGATCCCATGATGTGTTGGACGCGCACCCTCTTTATTCGATGGGTATCGGCCATGACGGAGGTCTAACATGTCCAGAACAGCCTTAGAATGCTCCTTTGTCTCGTTTAACCACACCCAGGTTGTCTGTATACCCCTTGCTTTCTTAACGTGTTCAGGGCGATCAAATGCGATAAACACCACATCACACTGGACAGACGTACCATCCTCTAAGTTAAACCGTAGAAAGTGTGTAGGGGGTTCTTTATTGCCTTGTTTGAAGTCACCTAACTCCCCGTGTATCTCCAGCCAGTCTTTAATCGTGGTAGAGAACAGTTCAGAGTAGGTGTTTCGGGCAGCAATGACCCTAGATAGTCGGACACCATAGTGTTTATGGTTGGGGTCTTTCACGGGTTCCTGCTCACACATGAGGTCAAACAGCTTGAGGATACATTGAACCGTCTTACCTGAGCCTAGTGGCCCCATGATGAAGGAGTTTCTAGCCCGGCAATCAGCAAAATCCTGCAGGACTTGCCCCTGGGGCATTAGATTGTATTCAATGTTGTTCACTTCTTTCCCCAGTCGATAGCATCGTAATTAGTTTTAAACGCCTTTCTACTTTTATCTGTAGACTTTCTAGCGTGACTACCCTTACCACCATTCTTCTCAGGGAAGTGTCTATCCCTGGTCTTTTTATCTAGCTTGTGAACATGGCTCATTTACCAACTCCCGCAGATACACTCTTCTTCTAAACAAACGCACTCACCAATCATACGTTCTTTCACTATGTCCATGACTTCATGCATAGCGTATACATCGCGGTCAATTAAAGCATCAGTGAATGCTGCAAGCAACTCATAGTCAGCATCTGATATTGCTTCATCTGTATCAACTTTAATCATGTCCATCTCCAAGCCAATCTCTTAATATAATATGTTTGCAAAGGTCAATATAAAATAACGCTTTTTCGTCTTCTAGAGAGCTTCTATATGATACCTCACCCTCATCTATCTGTATAACGATAAAGTCGCTTAGAGAGCCTTCTGGTGGCTCTAATGGGTCTTCTATGTCGGGTCTTATCTTAGTTACTTTCATAGTCAATTTTTTTTTGCGGGGGGCATATATATACCAGACGCGCGCCACTTCGGGAGGGGGGGTACTGTATATCCGCCCAGGCTGGCTATCCATCCAGTACTGTACATCCATACAGTAGATTGCTATTCGTCAACATCATTGGTTGATGGTTGCACGCCGTCGAACCTTTTACGCTGGACACTTACTGTTAACGCTGAATCGCTTTTTACCTCTACCGCCTTCAGTGTAGGTTCTAGGTACTTGCTCACCCGGTCTAGGGATTCTATTGCGCTCTTATGGTCGGCAATGTCATTAGATTGATCTGCCTGTTGTTTAATCTTAATGCTACTGTCGACCATTTCTAACACCGGGTCATAATCCGGATAGCGTTCTGCAAGTCTTTCTTGTAATAGTCTCTTCAATGGTTTGTTTCCACTACCTAATGGTCTACCTCTTAATGCCATGATTAAAACTCCTTTAAATATCTGATTTCGTTACTGATTAAAATTTGACCAATTATACCATTTATTACCCTATTGGCTTTATACCTATATACACAAATAAGAGAAGATCGCTTTTATTTGTTGACGTTTGTCAATGATCTATGATTATAATGGATTACGGCAATTAGACCGGATAACCAAAAAGGGAAACAATTATGTCTATATATAACGAAATTGATTTAAAGCTTAGAGCTGGAAAGTTTGACAGTGTAGAGGACTATTGGCGCGCAATAGAACAAACAGCAGCTGGTAGATATCTAGCAGAAAAAAGATACGAAAAAAGAATAAGAGCCAAAAAGATCGACAAGATCACCGATTATTGTTTTTACATTACGGTATTTTCTGTTTCTGTCTTACCTTGGTTTATTGCCGATATTATGGGGGTCTGATCTATGAGCGACTACAAAAACATTAAATTAAACCCGCCGCAATATATCGGTTTATATTGTGATTTGGCGCATGCAATGGTCGAACAATCCGCAATTGGTCAATACTGGATCACAGATGACGATGGCAACGAAAGTTACACTCCGGAAGCGCAAGAAATGTTCAATAACTTTGTTGGCATTGTGGAATACATATTGGAAGAAAATGGAATACAAAACGGGGGTTTATCATGAAAATGCGCAAACTATCTGCCAAAAAACCACCTATTAAGCGCTCCCAATTGCGGGGCGTTATTCT